GCCTATGCGTGGTGTCGTACTGCACCTGAGGATAAGCAATATTATGAGGCGTTTGATGAAGAGACGCGTCTCGCACTTTGTGGTGATGACAATACCTGGACTGTCTCTGATGATGCACATGTGTGGTACAATGGTGAGTCAGTTATTAAGGTTTGGAGGGAGCTCCAGATTATAACGACTACAGATACATTGGAACCTCGTTTGCCTGAGAATCTTGATTATTTGTCTGCCATTACTGTTGTGTGTGATGGGAAGTATGTTGCTCAGTATAATGCAGAGAAGATGATGTCCGCACTGTATTATGCTGACAAGCATGATCCACCAACGAAGTTGATGAAAGCCGCAGGCTTGATGATGATTGGATATACTAATCCAGCTTTTCGCCTTTATTGTCGTGGTTATATAAAGTTTTTGTTGAAGAAATATGATCCCTTGCTTGCCAATGGTACCTGTGAGTTGTCCCAAGCTTGGAAAAATGCGAAGTGTGGCATTAAGTCTGATGATGAAGTTCGTGGATTGCTCACAGGACAACCCCGTGTGGAGAGTAATTTTGAGCCTTTTGCCAGAGAATGGTATGAAGGCAAAGTTTTCTGTATGCGGGATGGAAATTTTGAGAGTAGAGCCGAGGGAGGTATTGAATATACTGGTTCCCGGGCTCCTAATGGTTGCCATCCGTGTAAGTGGGGTGATCATTGTCGGCAGGAGTGTGATTATGGGAGGAAATCCTGGTGTGAATATAGTCCGCAAAATTATCGGGAAAGCAATAAAGAACAACGCCCGATAAAATTAATTACGATGCCTTCAAAGAAGAATAAAACACCCGCCGCAAGGGCGAAGCGTGCGGCCCGACGAAAAGTGGCCAGAAAAGTGCGGAGACCAATGGAGGGCCCTATGCGGCCTGGTCAAGCACGTCCTAACATTACGCCACGACGTGGGCGCCCTGGCCTTCGTGGACATGGTGATTACACGTATGATCAGCCTGGTCCTTTTGGAAAGACTGGACGTATGTTGGGAAAAGCAGTAGGAGGCTACTTTGGTGGCAAGACTGGTGCAATGATTGGGGGCGCTGTTGGTGGCGCTGCCCATTATATTGGCAAATTGTTTGGTTCAGGTGATTATACTGTGAATGAGATGCCTAATTCGAATGTTCTGGTGATTGG